GCGGTGGAGCTTTGCGTTTACCTCTGCAAGCAGTACGGCCTGACCGAGAAAAATATCATCTGCCACAGCGAGGGCCATGCGCAGGGCATTGCCTCCAATCACGGGGATGTCATGCACTGGTTCCCGAAGCATGGGAAGAACATGGACACATTCCGCGCAGCGGTGAAGGCCAAGCTGGCCGGTTCTTCTTCCGGCAATACCGGAGGTTCTGCGGGCAGCGGCACCCTCTACCGGGTGAGAAAGTCTTGGAGCGATGCTTCCTCCCAGCTCGGAGCCTTTGCGGTTTTGGATAATGCCAAAGAGCTGGCGGACAAGAATCCCGGCTATGCGGTCTTTGACGAAGCTGGGAAGAAGGTTTATCCCTCTGCCTCTGGCAGCACCGGCAGCGGCACCCTCTATCGGGTGCGCAAGAGCTGGGCGGATGCCGCTTCTCAAAAGGGTGCTTTCAATGTGCTGGACAATGCAAAACGCTGTGCCGACGAAAATCCCGGTTACTCTGTTTTTGACGAGGCTGGAAAGGTTGTATATGCGGGCAGCGCAGCCGCTTCTACTTACACGGTGCAGAAAGGCGACAGTTTGTGGGCCATTGCAGAAAAGCGCCTCGGAAACGGCACCCGGTACAATGAGATCAAGAAACTGAACGGCCTAACCTCCGACGTGATTTATGCGGGGCAGGTCTTGAAACTTCCCAACAGGTAAGCATGGTGGGCGGCCCTCCGGGGCCGCTCTTTTCTTTAAGAAGGAGGCGATCCCATGACAGATGCACAGAAAGAGCAGGTGCGCTATCTGCGTTGCGAAGGGCTCGGTTATGGAGCGATTGCCACCCGGTTAGGTATTTCCGAGAATACGGTCAAGAGCTTTTGCCGCCGCAACAACCTCACCGGAGTGGCTTCCAAAGAGCCGGTGGTGGTATGCCGGAACTGCGGCAGGCCGCTTCCTCAATACCCCAAGAGAAAACAGAGAAAATTTTGCTCCGAGGCTTGCCGCCGCGCATGGTGGAAGCTGCACCCGGAGCTTATCCATAAAGCCGCCTTCTATCCGGCCACCTGCGCCCATTGCGGGCAGGAATTTCAGAGCTATGGGAACCGGAAACGGAAGTATTGTTCCCACGCCTGCTATATAGCGGCGCGGTTTCAGAAAGGAGGCACCCATGACGAAGGAACAGTTTGACCGGGAAAAAAAGTATCAGGCAGCCCTCGCGGTGGCCCGTGAAATGCTGCAAAAAGGCATCATAAACGAGGCGGATTTTCTGCGCATTGAGGCCAGACTGGCGGCAAAATTCCGGCCTGTTTTGGGCGGTATTTTCTGCTGAAAAGCCTTTCTTTTCAGGGTGGCTTCCTATAACATCAGTGTCCTGAAAGGAGGGCGTATTTATGGAACGCATTATTCAAAAAGTTACCCCGCCCGCGCGGAAAAAAGCGCCAAAGCTAAAGCGCGTGGCGGCCTATGCGCGGGTATCCAGCAGCAGAGAAGCTCCGCTTCATTCCCTCTCCGCGCAGATCAGCCAGTACAGCGGCATGATCCAGAAAACGCCCGGCTGGCAGTACGCAGGTGTGTATGCCGACGAGGCGCTGACCGGCACGAAAGACAGCCGTGGAGAATTTCAGCGGCTTCTGGCCGATTGCAGGGCCGGAAAAATCGACATGATAATTACGAAGTCGGTTTCCCGTTTTGCCCGCAATACAGTGACAACGCTTCGCACCATCCGGGAGCTTCGGCTCATGGGGGTGGACGTTTTCTTTGAAGAACAGAATATCCACACCATGGGCGAGGATGGCGAGCTTCTGCTTACCCTCCTCGCTGCTTATGCAGAGGAGGAGGCCCGCTCGGTATCTGAAAACCAGAAGTGGCGTATCAAATCCAACTATGAGCAGGGCCTGCCTTGGAGCATCACCATGTATGGTTACAAGCAGGTCAACGGGCGGCTGGAAGTCGTACCGGAAGAAGCCGAGATTATACGGCTGGCCGCCGACCTCTATCTGGAAGGTTACGGGCGGTATAAGCTGGAAGATGCTTTTGCCGCCGTGAATATCAAAGGCAGGCATGGTGCCAACATGGGAGGGAACTCCATTGTTGACCTGATTTGTAACGAGAAAATTGTCGGGGATATGCTGCTGCAAAAGACTTTTGTGGTAGACCCCATCACAAAAGAGGTTCGCAAGAACAACGGCGAAAAGCCGCAGTATTTTGTAGAGGGCAGCCATGACGGGATTCTTGACCGGGAAACTTACAAGAAGGTTTTGGCGGAACGCTCTCGCCGGGCCGCCGCCTATAAACCGCGCTCCGGGAGTTATGAGCGGAACCGCTTTCCATTCAGCGGGAAGATACATTGCGGGAAATGCGGAAAATCTTTTACCCGGAAGGTTCTCAATGGCAACACCCCCTATGAAAAGCGGGGCTGGCTATGCCGCACCTTCAACCAGAAAGGCAAGGCGCACTGCGATGCCAAGCAGATCCCGGAGGAAATTTTGAAACGGGTGAGCGCCGAGGCCATGGGCCTGTCGAAATTTGACGAGGCGGCCTTTGCGGCCAAGGTGGAAGAAATTCAGGTGCCGGAGAACGGCGTGCTGGTCTTTGTTTTCTATGACGGGCATACCGTAACAAAGACATGGGACAACCCTTCCCGCCGCCATAGCTGGAACCCGGAGAACCGCCAGCGGGCGCGTGAACTGGCGCTCCGGCAGGCCGCAGAAAGGAGGCTTGCCAAATGCCAACAGTAACAGCGGCTCGGGTAACGGTTATCCCTGCAAAGAAAGACCGGCTTCCCATCAATGTACTGAGCAGCGAGGCCCGCAAGCTGCGGGTGGCAGCCTATGCCCGTGTATCCACCAATAATGAGGAGCAGCTTACCAGCTATGAGGCGCAGGTGGACTATTATACCCGGTACATTCAATCTAAGGACGAGTGGCAGTTTGTAGAGGTTTATACCGACGAGGGCATTTCTGCCACCAACACCAAAAAGCGCGACGGCTTCAACCGCATGGTGGCTGATGCGCTGGCGGGTAAGATCGACCTTATTATCACGAAGTCTATCAGCCGGTTCGCCCGCAATACGGTGGATACCTTAACCACAGTGCGCAAGCTCAAAGAAAAGGGCATTGAAGTTTTCTTTGAAAAAGAGAATATCCGTACCTTGGACGGAAAAGGCGAGCTGCTTATTACCATCATGTCCTCGCTGGCGCAAGAAGAAAGCCGCTCCATTTCTGAGAACGTCACATGGGGCCAGCGCAAGCGTTTTGCAGACGGAAAGGTAAGCCTTCCTTACCGGCGCTTCCTCGGCTATGAAAAAGGCCCGGACGGGCTGCCGGTCATTGTGGAATCTGAGGCGGTGATTATCCGGCTGATTTACCGCCTGTTCCTCTATGGTAAATCCCCCTCGGCCATCGCCACCTACCTCACCGACGAGGGTATTCCCACGCCGGGCGGCAAAAAGGTGTGGCGGGCCAAGGTGGTGGAGAGCATCCTCACCAACGAAAAGTACAAGGGCGATGCGCTCTTGCAGAAGAAATTCACGGTGGATTTCCTCACCAAAAAGCAAAAGGTCAACGAGGGCGAGGTGCCGCAGTATTATGTGACGAACAGCCATCCAGCCATTATCGAACCGGAGCTTTTCGACCTCGTACAATACGAGCTGAAAACCCGCAAGACGGATGGGCGTTTTACAAGCTGCCTGCATCCATTTTCCGGGCGCATTATCTGCGGCGAGTGTGGCGGCATTTATGGCAGCAAGGTCTGGCACTCCAACACGGAAAACCGGAGCCTTGTATGGCAGTGTAACGAAAAATACCGGGGCCAGCATTGCTCCACGCCCCATCTTACAGAGGGTGAAATCAAAGCCGCATTTCTGGCCGCCTTCAATATCGTGCTGGGGAACCGGGACGAGATTATAGAGGCATACGAGGAAGTGATCGCGGCACTGACCGATACGGCAGACTTGGATGCAGAACAGGAAACCTTGGAAAATGAAAGCGAGGTTGTACTGGGGCTTATTCAGAAAATCATTTCTGAAAATGCGCAGACCGCCATGGATCAGGAAGAATACAACCGCCGGTATGATGCTTACTCTGAGCGGTTTGAAGCCGCCCGGAAACGGCTGGCGGAGATCGCAGAGCTTCGGCAGGAACGCAATGCCAAAAAGACAAGAATCCGGCTGTTCATGGAAAACATGAACAACCATCAGGAACTGGTGCAATCCTTTGACGAGGAGCTTTGGTATTCCACGGTGGACTATGTGACGGTTTACGAAGATAAAAGGCTGGTGTTCACCTTCCGCGACGGGCGGCAGGTCGAAATCACGGCAGAATTATGGAGGGCAGCATAATGGAGAAGGAAGCAAGGAAAGCAATGCGGGTGGCGGTCTATTGCCGCCTCGCCCGCGCGGATCAAGACGATACCTTGTTAGAGATGCAGAAGGAACGGCTGCGCGTATATGCCAAAGAGCGCGGCTATAATATTGTGGCGGAAATCGCCGAGATCGGCAGCGGCCTTTCCCTGAACCGCCCCGGCATCCGAGAGATGGCCGGGCTGGCCCACCGCCACATGATAGACGCGGTTTTAGTCAGCGATATTTCCCGCCTTTGCCGGGATTGCGGACAGGCGCTGCGGTTAGAAGGAAAACTCAAAAAGCAAGGGGTTTCCATTGAGAGCATAAAGGGCAACCCGCTCCCGGAATACCGGCGAGCCAGAATTGCGCTGGGCTGTATAATAAAATAAGGCAAAGAGAAAACCGCAGGTTCCGGCCTGCGGTCTTTTTCTTTGCCCTCTACTGCAAGGTGCTTATAAATTCAAGCAACAGGGCTTTTTGCTTCTCGGTGAGTGTACTCCATTTTGCAAAAAGCTCGCGCTGTTTATCCGTTATTTCCACAGCTTCTCCGCCTTCCGCGAAAAACTGTGCTAAGGTTATTCCAAACGCACGACAAATCACTTCCAGCGTGGGAAGCGTCGGCGCATTATTCCTTTTGAAAAGGTTGGTTATTGTGGAGTGAGATAGGTTTGCCTCTTTTGCCAGCCTGTAATCTGTCCAGCCGCGCTCCTCCATGAGCTGCTTGATCCGCTTCTGTGCGTCCATTCCATCACCTGCCCATCTGTATCTATTCTAATTCCCAAATGGGTGGTATAATAGTCACAATCGGTGGCTACCGTATCGCCCAAGTGGGGCATAGAGTAGTTTATATCATGGGCCTAACATGGAGATACTATTCATACAGACAGGAGGCTTTACATTGCAAGAGAAAGGAAAAGATTTCTTCGCCATGCTGGCGGAGCGGGATCATACGACCGTGGAAAAGGTCAAAGAGAAAATCTCAAAGCGGATATGGGAGGGTCTGCATGACCCTGACCCGAAGCGCCGGGCGCAATGGGAACGGATACCATGCGCCGGGGATGTACCTACCCCGGAGGAATGGCTGCGCTATTCTGTGGAACGGCTGAAAGAAGATGGCCGGGAGGATTTGCTGCGGCACTACCTTATAGATTAGGGGTGTGCATTTCAAAGACAGAGAAATACAAGATATAGATACGCGGGCAGAAAAAGAGCGGGAATGAACACCTCATGTTGTGTTTTCCCGCTTTTTATTTCCGCCGTACTGTATGAAATGTTGTCCCTTTAGACACAAAAAATACAGTAACCACGGGATTTTCCAGAATCCCGTGGTTACTTGCTTTTTCCGGCACTTGCATGGCATGCCTAAGATGGTGCCATTTTGATGCCGGGGCTAGCCTTTTTTTTATTTCTCCGTTAAACTAAAGGCAGATGAGAGGAGGTGTTATCTGGTGAAGACCTGCCATATATTATATGTCGGTAATGCGGGCCAGGAGATGCTCAATATCGAGGACAACAGTATCGGGCTGGTATTTACATCACCCCCCTATTGGAACATTAAAGATTATAATGTTGAGGGCCAAATCGGTTACGATCAACCCTATGAAGCATATATCGAATCACTAAAACAGGTTTGGAGCGAATGCAAGAGGGTTTTGATGCCGGGATGCAAGCTGGTCATTAATATTGGAGACCAGTTTTTGCGTTCCAAGGATAATGGAGGGGTATATGAAATAAAGCCTATTCATGCCGATATAATTAAGAGCTGCCAGGGGTTGGGGTTCCGGTTTCTGGGTAATATCATTTGGCGAAAGATTACCACTACCAATACCACCGGAGGCTGTAGCTGGATGGGCAGCATTTACTATCCCAGGGATGGCTATATCACCTATGAACACGAGTACATTATCATATTCAAAAAAGATGGCAAAGCCCCCCGGCCATCAAAAGAAGCTAAAGAACTTAGCCGGCTGCCTAAAGAATATCGTTCAAAGTGGTTTAGGGGGATTTGGGATGATATTCCGCCGGAAAAACAAGACAGGCACTGTGCCATGTTTCCAGAAGAGTTGCCCACGAGGATAATCCGCATGTTTTCTTTTGCCGGTGAAACTGTTCTGGATCCCTTTGTCGGTAGCGGCACGACCATGGTAGCTGCTCAAAACTGGCATAGAAATTCAGTTGGCATCGAGTTGAATCATGAATTTATCCCTTTAATTAAATCTAGAGTTAAGAATGTTATCTTGAAGGGGGAATTAATCAGTAATTGGGAAAAACGGGAAAATGAGCCCGGGTCCAGGGAAAACATGGCCTAG